GATGGTATTGCACCTCAATAATTGAATATAAAATCCAAATTAACTCTACAATCTGTAATTTTCGATGGAACAAAAAGTAAGGTATACTCCACCTTGCCCATACGAGCAAAGTAAGCTGTTATAAGATCCCAAGGTATCATAGGATGAGCAAGAGTCGTTAAGGCATATAAGTCAGAATCAGCCACTCCATTAACAAAAAGAGGACTTCTAGAAGACCAATTAAACACACTAGTGCCTGCAAGATTGGTGGCATTGATTGGAAACGAACCTATATATAAGCCCTTAGACATATTAAAGATTCCAGTGGATACAATTTTTATATCTGAAGGTAAATTTGACTCGGCAGTAGAAGCTGAAAGGCCGAATGGAACTTGCGTGGATGTAGTTCCCTGGGGGGGAATGGGGTTTGTAGTTGAAATTACGTCCATTATTGAGCGTTTGCATCGGAGATTAACTCTCCTGTTGTTGACATAGTAGTATTACTACTAACAGTGGAAGGTAAGAAAGCTGACTCCAGTGCAGCACCTGCCAGACCTACAGCCAAACCCTCAGGTCCAAAAGCACTTCCAAGTGTTATTGTAGCATTCTCTATATCTGAATTTATCCTGGATTGATTTGCATTGAGCTCTGAATGATAAACGGCGTCAAAGGCATGACCTTCTGGTCCATTACCCATTCTAGATGCATCAATAGATCTCTGATTTATATTGGAGGTTAGACTGGAATTTAAATTGGTAATGAGAGCAGCACCAAATAATGAATTGGATGTTGAGGATGACAAATGTAAAATAGAATCTGACAGAGAAGAAACGCCAGACAAATTTGAACGTGAAGTTAAATCTGATGCTTCGGATATTGAATCAAAATTTCTATCACCGAAATAGTGAAAAAAGTCTTGTGAATTAGATGTTGATGAAAATTGAGAACCTACGGAGAAAGTTGCAGGTCGAAAGGTGGGATCATACCTATATGATTCATTCGTGGAGATATTTTGTAATTGTGTTGATTTAAACATTATCCAGTGATATTGACAGCCGGTAATAAATTAAGACCTGCTGTAGTAAAATTTGTTATAGAAGCATTTACTGAAAATTTTAAGGTATTTAATGGAGACATTGTATTTAACGGATCATATACAACAACACGTAGTCTTCCCAAACTATATGAGTCTGCATATCTGAGTCTTGACTGAGTGCTTGGTGTTAAAGCAGCAGTTACAGCTGCTGATGGAAGGCCTGAGAAAAACTGATAGGGGTAATTTATAGGTATCAAAAATCTATCAACACCCGAATTCTTGGGCATATTGGGAATACCGGAGAACTGTGATATAGTAGTCAACGTTTGATCTACGCCGCCATTAAAGGTCAAAACATTCGGATAAAAAGAAAGCAAATAAGAAGGGCCCATAACAGCCGGAGAAGGATCAAAATAGACATATAGCATGCCTTGATAAAAAGGATTTTCCGTATTTTTTATTGATAACATTAGAGTGTTAAAATTTGAAAAAAGATTAATATTTTGTGACATAGGGGCTAGACTCTTTATAAATGAAAAATCTATTTCTTTCGTGTAAATAACAGTTCCTTTTAGACTGGATGTTGACCATAAAAATGTGTCTACATACTTATCAGTAGATGCTAGCTCGTTCCAACCAACTTGATCGGTGGAAAACGATGTAACATCTCTCGAAAAGGGATTGCCTAAAACAAAAGAGGTAAATTGATTATCTGGTAATTCAACCATGATCTGATTGGGATTTTTAGTTACAGACGTGGGATTAAAAAGTGAGTTTGATTCAGTTGTTGACATAATTCTTCTTTTTTAGTTGGAATCGACAAGATGAAAAATGAAAAGGAGTCTGGCTATCAAAATAACCAATAAGATTAGTGTTTTATTTAAGTTTATTTTATTGCCTTCAATAAGTTCTTGTAAGAACTGGTGCAGGACTAAGTCACCTAAAATTGACGAAATGCTCTTGAATACAG